CTCTCGCTTCCACCACCACCCATCAAAAGACTACCTATACCACCACTATCTCCACCGGCTGCAAGTTTTGCTTTAAGGTCTGAAATAATTTTCATCAACTCTTCTGGAGATTTTCCAGAAAGATCTCCGCTACCAGCAACTGAATTTTCTACGCCTGTTTTGCCACCAGCAACGCCAGCATTAGAATTGCCAAAAGTATAACCAGTGGACGCTCCTCCAGATGTTTTTCCTTGCATCCTATTACCAAGCCCTTGCATCATTGAAGCAAAACCACCGGCCTCAAAGTACTGCGGCTCAAGAGAGGCAATGCCACCGTCAGCCAGTCCTATGCTGCCCATGTTCTCGAATATACCAATATCTTCTTGAAATTCCTCAAAGGTCTCAAAAGGTTCTAAGCCATCTGCAACACGGCTTTTATTTATATCGGCTAACAGTTTTTCGGCCTGAGTAGCTGCGTCATCTGGTTCGGCTGAAGTTTTGGGTGCGGGAGCAGTTGTAGGTGCGGGAGCGTTTGGATTAGGAAGAACTACTGGCTGTGTGCCTGCAGGAACCATCCCTGGCCTAGGCATTGGCGCTCTTAATTGGCCACCAATGTTTGGTCCTTTTCTCTCATAATTAGCGTAGTCCATGTTAGCTAAACGTTGCGGCCCCATTGACGCTGCATATGGGCTTTTAGCCCCACCTAAAAATCCAGTGCCTTTTCCTATGCTAGGCATTCTTTGCTGAAGGTCATCTCTTCTTCTAAACAGTTCGTCTTGGTTATATACGTCAGACGTTCTAGCTCTACCTTGTGAGCCAACCGCTTGTATTCCTTTACCTTCTGTATTAGTTGGCATCGTATATTCCTGCAATGTTCATATAAATTGTATTTAGCATTTCCAACGCTTCCTTGCCTGACGCAATCTTGAGTTAGGATCTTTCGCTGCTTTAGGAAACTTCTTCATCTGGCCTGCAGATCTAGCGCAATAAGACTTTCTTCTTGTTGCTCTCTTGCCTGTTGGCTTATCTTCTGTTACCGCAGTTTTGAGTTTACTACCTGGATTAGCTTTGCGATAGGCTTTTACACCAGCTTCCGTCATGCCTGCGCCTGATTTAGTAGGCAGGTAATTAGCAGACTTGCCTTTAGTTGTTTTGCGTATGGGGTTTTCACGCCGCTTTTTCTTTACAGCCCCACCATTTGCAAAAGTTTCTGCGTATCGCTTAAACATCAGGAGTACCTTGTCTTCTTTCTACGGTCAGACATCACTGCGCCACAGCCTCGATGGTTTCTCTTATCAATAAACCCACCATCACGGGCAAAGGTTTTAACATTAGTAGGCTTGCCGCTTACACCTTGAGCCTTAGATCTCTTGCGCTTTACCGCGCTGGTTTTTTCTGAGGCGGTCATCTGCTTTGCTTTAGATCTAGGCACGCACTTAGGGTACTTGCGCTTTGATCCCTTGGTACTTGAGCGTCCGCAAGCTTGGAACTTTCCTTTCTTTTTGGGCGCGCCTATATCAACCCAATCGCCTTTGGTGCCTTTTCCAAACCAATCTTGCAGGCTCATTTTATACCTGCGACTCTAGCGCGCTTGGCAACAAATCCACCGCCATTCATCTTGCGAGGCTTTGGACCTTTAAAGTCTTTTCTTTTCTTACCAGATGGATCTTTAATCTTACCCGCACAGATCTTGCTGGCGTACGCATTAGCGTAAGCTGATGGATATACATCAAACTTTCGTTTAGCCGCAGCTTTTCCTCTCGCACATAATTTAGTCATTTACCAACACTCACTACTATTGCGCCTTTATTAATAACCTGAACAATCCCGACTCTACCCGTAGCTTCTAAGGGGTCAGTTGTGTACGGCAGTTCTTGTGACAAACTTATCCACTGATCTCCATCGTACACCTGTAGCGTATTAATGGATGTATTCCATATTATATCGCCAGCATTAAACTTAAACTTATCTCTATCAGATCTATTGAACTGAGGAGTAGCGTCTGGATCAAACGAATCTAAACTAAGTTCTAGCAATCGAACAGCTTTGTTAAATGTATTGCTGTCTACATTCTGGGCCATAGGCGCAAATGGTAATCTGCCCTGTAGCAACTTGCTCATGCTTACCTTCTACCATTTGGCTGAAGATCTAACCTAGTCGCACCGATTCTAAACCCTACACCCGTCCTTAAACCAGCAGATGCATCATCATCTGACTCAAAACGTACAGCCGCCTGCCGACCCCTGGCACGGGTATCGATCTTGGTTGTTGTGCCGGTGAATGAGGACGTTTGATCTGTAGTCAAAGACTGCCCAGGATAGTTTCTAGCCTTCAAGACAAAGTTAATAGTCTGATCTGTGCCACCACTACCTGTGAACTTAACGTCAGGTATGACCTTTTTAATAAACTGAAACTCTTGGCCATCACCAATATCAAAGTCTGCGCTCTCAATAAACACGTTGTCCATTGGTGCGCCGTCATCGTCAAAACCAGTCTCATGAGAGTAGATGTAGTTGCTTGTGCCGTCATAGCCTGCTGCTCTAGGTACACTTGCAATGCCCTCATCAAGCCATGCAGTACGCGCTAACTGGCCTATCGCCCAAGTCTGATCTACATAATTGTAAGTGACATAACGATCAATGGTGTCTGAGCTACCGGAGCAATAGAACCAGCCTACTTCGTTGAACTGCTTATTAAGAAACCCAAACACTTGGAATGCTTGACCTTCGTTTAAGTCATCAAATACATACGAGTGAACGCTGCATGGGACGGGCTGTACCGCACCTTGATAGGTATAGAATCCTTTCTTATCCATCCAGAAGATACCGGAAGGAGTATTCACTGGCGCGTTAGGCCCAATCAAACTTACGCCTTCATTGATAAGCGTAAGGCCAAACGTCAATGGTGCGCCAATAAACTGCAGGCTGTACAACGCAACGTCTGTCCAGATTAAAGTTTCCTGCCTAGCCCTAAGACCGCCAATTATCTGAGACCCAGCAGAGCATCTTAGTGAGCCAGCCGTGTTGGTAGATAAAGGCTCCCACTCAGCAGCGTTCTCTTGGTCAGAGAAAGCAACAAGAAGCGGGTCTATGGCCCCTGTCCTGCCTGAAGCGGTAGCATTGATAGGGTCTGCACCAAGAACAACAACGTGACGATCAACGTCTGAAACCAGCACCTGCAAGCCTAGAGTGGGCGCAAGGTTAGCCCCAGATAGATCAGCAAGAGCAATCGCTCTGGTACTAGCGTTTGTGTAGTCCCAGTAGTAAATGCTTCCACCGCGAGGACAGGCAATCAAGTCTTCACCAAAGCTATCTAAAGACCATAGGCGTAGCTGGTTGTTAGAACCAATCGCACTACTAGAACCAAAGGTGCCGTCACCCCATGCGCTTGCGCCCCAACCTGTACCATCAACATAGGTATCAAGCCCTGGTGATATTTGATAAGCGCCGTCTACACCAGACCCGCCGTTACCAGTGTCAGAAGAGTTTGCTGTAACAGTGTCGCCACTGGTGTCTTTAGCGGTAAATGTATAAGTATCCACGCTTGGAACAGTGGCAATCTCATATTCTTGATTAAGAACTGCCGCAGTAATGACACCACCCAGAGACACCGCTTCTGAAAAAGTTACAAAGTCACCCTTGCTTGCGCCATGCGCGTCATCAGTTGCAGTAATAACAGAAGAACCATTGGTGGCTGCAAAGAGAACGCCATTGGTTGAAGTGGCGCGAATAGGTGTTATGTCATCAAAGTCTGCGCCTTCTTGAACGTATAATTTGGTTCGCGTGCCGAGGCCCAAGAGCCGCGTTCCGTCTAGCGCAACCCAGCCCAACATTTTACGGCCTGTACCGTTGTAGGAACTGGTCAAATACTTAACCCAACCACCTATCTTCTCAGGGAACCCTTTACGAAAACGCACCAGATTTCCGTCAAACCAACCGCCTTCCGCAGTGTAGTCTGTGCCTTCCTTGTTGATCCCTGGATTAAATAGGTATTTCTGTAGAGGCATTACTGGTACTCACCTGTGCGAATCATTTCTGTGACCTCTACAGCGCGGTTGCCTACTTGCTGGCTCCACTTGCTGTCCATGAACTCATCAGCAGCAATGTCAAACTGCTCACGGGACATAGCTTCAAGAGCCTTAACAAACCCACGCAAGCGAGTCTGTCCGAGGTTAAATGAGATATCCACCAAGGCATCTTGACGCGCTTCGTTCATTGCAGGGAACCAGAAGTAGCTATCTGTAAGCTCTTCCCGTACCCGCTTGATGTCATTGTTTAGCAGGTAGTCAATCTCATCATCAGATAGGCCAAGACCGGAC